GTTCCCTGAAGCCCTGGGTGCATGAAGTGCCAATAGAGATCGAGTGCGAGTGAAATAGTGGTGATTCCAAGTTGCCTTCCTTTCAAGATTACAAAGAAATGGCAACCATCCGCCAATCCCTTGTTAATTTCCTCCATGACATAGGTTTGAGAACCTAGGAGGTTGTCCATTTTCCGTAAGCCTTGCTCTTTGGTTTCAATCTTGAGCTGCCTACAAAAGTGATAAAAATGCTGAAGATTAAATTTGCTCACTGGTGCTTTCCTAGTTTTTTTAATTCAAAGTTTGGTATATCCCAGTAGGCTACCTTNAGCCTAGCGCTGTGGTTCTTTGCTAGGTCAATTAGGCTTGCATAGGTCATTGGACTAAACCGTTCTTTCCATTCAGAAGCTAGTGCTATCTTTTGTTTTTTGGTTCTGCAAGAGAGCGCCCTCATCATCTCAGTCTTATATAAGAGTCGTTCTTTGGTTAAGCGCTCTTGGTCATCAGTGCTTTGAATCTCCATCTTCTGGACCATCCAATAAGGATTTTAAGTAAGCTATTNCGCTCTCGGCTTGCAATAGCAATTCAGAGGACTTGGCATGAACCCTCATCAGCTCATGGAAGATCGCATCCTTTTCCATTGCCCAGATCCGTTGCATATACATCTTTTTAGCATCATCATTGGCTTTCTCAATGTATTGAGCTACTGAAATCACACCGTTATCGTTCATTTTGTTCTCCATACTCTGACCCCTTCATTCTCTTTTCTAGCAATAAACTTCTTACCCAGTTGTTTGCCAGTCCTGTAGTTGGCATTGCAAACAATCTGGATCTTCCCCGTTGGCACAAAGAACGATTCGCCGATCTCCATATCCTTATATGGGTACACATTGCGCTTTTTCTCAGGGGGGATGGGGATATTTTTTTGTATATTGATACTAACCATATTCGTATTCTCCTCTGTTAACTGTGATGATAATACACGAAAGAGGAAAACATGAATTTTTTTTGGGGTGGACTGCGAGAGGGGTGCGCACCTCACCGACCTCAGACCCATCTCAAGGTGTCAGACGTTTGTTTGCTATTCGTTATGCGCTCAGAATCCCATTTAAACCCTTATCTATACGTATATAAGAGCTAGATCTAATGATTGTGACCCCTGCCCCTATATATTTTAGATTCTGTAAAGGCGGGTGAGTAGATTACCCCTCGTTAGTTCAGATGTACCAGGTACTTAACTATAAGACTATCTACTAAGTACCTATACAGTATATGAGAAATAGACTATAGATCCTATATAGACTATAGAAGATACTATATAGATTATATATAACTATAGATCATATGCGAGAAAACAACAATAAATAAATTATATTGATCTACTTAATCAATCTATGCTTATAATCATACTTAGCAGTACACCTAACTAACTGGAGGATCTTATGAATAACACTCAACTAAGAAAATTGTCTTTTTACGCTAAAGAAGATGCAATGCAATTTGCTAGCTTGCTGGAGGTAGGCACTCATGCTTGCAAGGATGAGATGCGCTTTACAGTTGTAGCTTGTGATCTTGCTTATAGAGTTGTAAAAGAGCGCTATTTTAAGCGCTTAGGATATTGGAAATCAGTTTAAACCGTAACACCTAAAACCTAACTAGGAGCATTAAAAATGACAACACAATCAACCCGTATCAGCGTATATGACAGCGTGACTAATAAAATCATCGCTCAACTGGAGAGCGGGATCGCTCCCTGGGTTAAGCCCTGGAAATCAGGACAAGCTGGAGGCGCTGATCGCAATATCATCTCTAAAAAAGAGTATTCAGGCGTTAACCGCTTGATCCTAGGAATGTCAGGTTACTCATCACCTATTTGGGGATCATTCAAGCAATGGCAGGAAATGGGAGGCAATGTCAAAAAAGGTGAAAAGGGTACTCAGGTTGTTTTCTACTCTCAGATCACCAAGAGCGAGATTAAACCAACTGATCCTAACCCTGAGAACTCTACCTATGCTTTGCTTAAGTCTTACTACGTTTTCAATATTGACCAGGTAGAGGGTTTAGAGATTGAGAAACCAGCACCAGTCATTACTGAATTTAATCCAGTACCAGCTCTTGATGATCGCATTGCTAAGACTGGCGCTCAAATCTCGCATGGGGGTGGCAGAGCGTTTTATAGACCATCTACTGATTCCATCACCTTACCTGAGAAATCCTCTTTTCTCTCTGAATCACACTACTATGCCACTGTATTGCATGAGTTAACTCACTGGTCAGGCGCTAAACATCGCTTAGACCGTACTAAGGGTAAGCGGTTTGCTGATACCGCTTATGCTTTCGAGGAGCTAGTAGCGGAAATGGGAGCTGCTTTTTTATGCGCTGATTATGGTATTGAAGGGGAGCTACAGCACGCTGATTACATTGGTAATTGGTTGACCTGCCTAAAAAATGATAACAAGGCAATTTTTAACGCTTCAGCACTTGCTCAAAAAGCAGCCGATTACATCAACGGTTTAGATGCTATCAGCAACCAGGCAGCAGCATAACAGTGCCGTCTTATAGATCCTTGATACCAGGGATCTATAGGGCTTGCATTGTGCAGCCATTACCTAACTATTGGAGGATTTATGGATCAATTAAGATCGGATATAAAACTATCAACTGGCAGAATAGTAAAACATACCAGGCAGGAAAATGGATCGCAACTTGCAACACCTACACCAGGGTGTTATGAGATGACTAACCAGGAATGGATAGAGTATTGCAGGATCATAAATGGGGGATATATTCCACGATACCCCATGCAAGGGGAGGATCTAACAGCATGAGCGCAAGGGATAAATATAGCGCTTACTGTTACTTATGTGCTAAACAGGGTTTAGTAGCGCTCTCGTTTAACGCCTGGATGTCAGTAAACAAGGCAGGATCACTATTCTAGGCGTTTTTAATAGGTGAGTGGTACTTAGGTATCACTTGCCTATTTTAATCGTCTTATATCGCTTTTAAATCGTTTTCAAAATTTGGAGTTAATTATGAGAAATATTGATATTTACAAAAAAGAGCGCTTGATTTTCATTAATAAGAAATATTCCCTCGTGCGTGTGCAGGGGTTACTTACCAGGGATCAGTTAATTGATTGTTTGTCAGTGGTTGGTGGTTTGCTGCTCGTGGTCATTCTGTTATCAGTATGAAAACCCCAAGAGCTAAGCACCTAACCCGCTTTAGGCGGGGATCTCAAAAAAGAGAGTGGTTATCGTTTATCGATTGCTGCTTAACTAAAGAGGTGCTTTCCTGTAAAGGTCCTCCAGATGGTAGCCAGCTCGTTTATCCCTATCCATCACCACAATGTTTAGGAGGGCTGGGTAATAGCCCCGTAGTAATTCGTTTTAATCGTGATTTTGGTGGTGTTGGTCTTATGCGTTATGAGAACCCAAGTCATAACAGACCCAAAACCACGACTAAAACAAACTTAGTCGCATTTAACCACAGTTTTTAAAAAGGAGCAACACATGAGTAAAGCAGACGATGATGCAGCAAAGTGGATGGAGATGAACTCTAGGGTTCAGTATCGCAATTTAATCAAGGCAAAGGAGCTGGGAGATCTGTATTACATCAACTCTAATGGTGATGTAGTGATCCATGATCCTAGTAAACCAATAGAGGAAAATACAACACTTAATAAATAAATTGCAATAATCGTAGTAATGCAGTAATGTTCTAACTGTAGTACCTAAACCCTAACTATTTAATTGGAGCTGTAATATGAACCTATGTAAGGATTGCCAGCACTATCAAGAGGTGACTGGATACTGTCTAAGGACAGCACACACTGACCCTGTAACGGGTGACCCTAAGTATTTCTATGCAAGGATTGAGCGAGAGTATCAGGTAGCTAATGGCTGCGGGATGCTAGGTCAGTTCTTTACCCTGATCCGAAAACCACTCTATACATTTGAAGGTATAGATGATTTGGATGATTTGTCCAAAATCCCATTTGGAAGATAACCTAACTAAAGGAGTTAATCATGGCTACACGTGGCAGACCTAAAGGCAGTACCAATAAGAAGCACCCTGACTTTCCAATTAAAGGCATTGAGCTAGATAAGCTAAAGAACCTGGTTGCAAGGCAAGACGATCAGATCATTCAGATGTGCGATGACATCAACGAATATAAAAGGCAAATAGAACAATTAGATGAGGATGTTGGTTTGCTTGAGGGCAAGATTGAATCTTATCGAGAGATCTTAAAAACTCTGCTGGAGATCACAGAATGAACGATAGATCAGAATTTACGCCTAAAGTACGTAATAGCGCTATTTGGTCAGGTGATAGCCGTAAGGTAGCTAATGGCAAGATGGTGGATGTAGTCCTAGAAAAGCAGGGCAAGAAACCCCTGGCAGACCTTTCCGATGTTGAGGCAGTGCAGATGGGACACGTCATGCAGCCACTCATAGGAAGGCTTGCTCAAGATCGTTTAAAGATGGAGTTAAAAGATGCTGACTATAGTATTACTCACCCTAAGCATGATTGGTTTCGCAGCCATTTCGATTTTATTAGTGCTAATGGTTTGGCTTTAGTAGAGGCGAAAAACTACAATGCTGCCGTTAGAAACAAGTTTGATCCTGATACTAATAGGATTCCTGATGCGGATTACGCCCAGATTATTCACGAAGCTGCTTGTCATGGTGTTCAAAAGATATATCTTGCCGTTTTATTTGGTGGTCAAGAGTTTCATACCTTTGAATTTGACATTACCGATCAGGAAAAAGATGACCTTATTAAGAAAATGGCAGAAGTTTGGGGTTATTGCCAGAGTAATACTTTGCCTCCTGCACAAACTATTGACCAGACTAAGATTATCTATCCTGAAAGCTCTAATGGTGTCATTACCGCTACGAGGCAGGTTGAACTTGCTGTCGCTCAACTTAAAGATGTTAAGAATCAAATTAAACATCTTGAGGCTACTGAGGAAGCTATAGAGGTACAAGTCCGTAACCTGATGGCAGAGAACCAAGAGATCAGAGCTGTAGATGGCACAAGCCTAGTTACTTGGAAGTCATCTAAAGGCAGTAAGAAGTTCTCATCCTCTTTATTTCAACAAGCTATGCCTGACATCTACGAGCAGTTTGTAATAGATATGCCAGGAGCGAGGAGATTCTTAGTCAAATGAACTCAATAGATATTGCAGTATGGATTATGGCTGCCAGCTCAGTCATTGACACAGTTTTAACATTAGCGGAGATGATTCATGTCTAACTTAGTAGCGTACTCAGAAATGGAGCAAATGGCTACCGCTATTGCTGCTTCAGGTTTATTTGGTATGAAGGATAAAAACAGTGTTTTGGCACTGATGGCAGTAGCACAGGCGGAAGGATTACACCCTGCTACGGCTGCACGTGACTTTCACATTATCCAGGGCAGACCTGCTCTCAAGGCTGATGCTATGCTTGCACGTTTTCAAAATGCAGGTGGTAAGGTCGAATGGAAAGATTACACAAATGAGAAGGTTACAGGAGTATTTTCACACCCCAATGGTGGAAGTCTTGCAGTTACTTGGACAATCGAACAAGCAACTGGTATCGGACTTGTTAAGCCAGGATCTGGATGGCAGAAGTTCCCCAGAGCTATGTTGCGCTCTCGCTGCATTAGTGAAGGAATACGAAGCGTTTTCCCAGGTAGTGTTACGGGCTTCTACACTCCAGAGGAAGTAGAAACCTTTGAACCTAAAGGCGCTGCTCCATTAAAAGAAAAGGTAATGGGATCAATTATTCCTAATGTAGTAGAGCTGTCATCTATTCCAGAGGACATCCCTGGAGGTGGTATTTCACTACCTATGTTTGTACCAGGTCAAGAAGATCCCTACGCAAACTATATTTGCCAAGATGATTGGATTGATGGATTTGCAGAGATTCATGCCAAGATCCATGAATCAGGCAAGTTAAGCGCAGAGGAAAAGTTCCAGAAAATCAAAGCGTTAAGGGAAGTAAATGAATCATATACAAAAACATTTGACGGCAATACAACGGCAAAATTCTTATCCAAGCTCACACTCCACAGAAAGGAAATCAACAATGGCTAATGGACATATCGCTCAGATGGGCAAAGGTGTTTTATTCCAAAATGAGAAAAAGACTAATGAGCGTTCACCAGACTGGAAAGGTACTCTATTGCTTTCTGAGGACTATAAAGCTGGTCAGACACTCAAAATTGCAGGGTGGACTAAGCAAACCCCTAAAGGTAGCTTAATCAGTCTTTCTGAGGATAACTGGAAACCACAGGTTGCTGAAGGCACTTATCCAAAAGAAGTGCGTAGCAGTGGTTCGGATGACGTTCCGTTTTAATTCTAAATAGGGGATAACTATGAAGAAGTGCGGAAGATGCAAGGAAACCAAAGTTATTACTGACTTTCACAGGGATAAGAACAGACCTGATGGCTATCAAAATCAGTGCAAAGTTTGTAAGAATGAAATCTTAAAGAGCTGGAGAAGCCCTCATAGGATTGATAACGTAGAAATATGCAAGAACATGGAGAATTTACATCACCTGATGGATTCTATGATTCGCAAAACAATAAAGGAATTAAGATGAAAAAGATAATTGCTGTATTACTAATAATGATCGCTACAAGCCCTTACGCAGCTACCAAGTGTGAACGTAACTATGACGGCTCTATTTGCTGTTGGGATACCAATACAGAAGGTCCATTCAAGCCAATTAACTGCTAATGGTAGTTTTAAACCTGCCTTATCCTCCTAGCGTTAATCACATGTATATCAACGCCAGGGGGAGGCGCTTTCCTAATGCAAAGGCTAAAGCATACAAAACGGCAATCTCGGAGTATGTAGCTGAATACAGAGTTCCTAAGTTTGAGGATGCCAAGATTGCTTTGATTGTTTGGGCTTACCCTCCTGACAGACGTAAAAGGGATATATCAAACCTTTTAAAGATTATTGAGGATAGTTTGCAAGATGCAGGTGTCTTTAATGATGACTTCAACATTGATTTTATTGAGATCAAGCGTGGAGAGATCAAAAAAGGCGGGGGATTAGTAGTAATGATTGAAACGATGGAAGATTACTCCGCAATCCCAGATGCGAATTTTGCGTAAATTAGCAAGATAGTTAGGTGCGCTACGGTGAGGGCGTTTTTGGGAGGCTCACCACTAACCTAATTGGAGATGACGATGTGCTTTTGGAAAAACCGAAAAATTTTTAAGGCGGGAGAGCTTTACACAATAGTAAAGTTCTTAAATGACAAAGTGGTAATTAGGGTGGAGAAGCTATGACAGTCGCTCAAACCTCAATTGCTGCTTATAAAGAACATAGAGCCACTGGTAAAGTAGGCGCTCAAGCACAAGCCATTCTCGATTTTATGCAAGAAGGTGACAACTACTCCAGGCGGGAGCTAGCAGTTCTAACAGGCTTAGAACTCAGTTCAATCTGCGGTAGGGTCAATGAATTATTAGAAATAGGTTTGCTTGTGGAGGGGACAAAGCGTAAGTGTATGGTCACCAAGAAAACAGTTTCACCTGTAGTTAAAAACTCATTATTTTAAGGAAAGAAAATGACTAAGATTTTTGTAGCAACTCCAATGTATGGCGGTCAGTGCGCTGGCTACTACACTCAATCCATCCTAGAGATGAGCAACTTCTTTAGGGATAAGGGAATTGAAATTAGCTTTAGCTTTATGTTTAATGAGAGTTTGATTACCAGGGCAAGAAATGCAATGGCTAATGCTTTTTTAAAGAGCAATGCCACTCACCTACTCTTTATTGATTCAGACATTAAATTTAGAGCGCCTGACATTCTTAGGATGCTTGAAGTTGACAAGGATGTTATTGGTGGTATTTACCCTAAGAAGGAGATTAACTGGGATAGCGTTAAAAAGGCTATGGATGCTGGGGTTGAGAACAAGGATCTGAAACACTACACAGGTAGTTTTGTGGTTAACCTGGTCAATTATGAAGGCGAAGTTACTGTACCAGTGCATGAGCCTGTAGAGATCTTTAATGCGGGTACTGGCTTTTTATTGATTAAACGTGAAGTATTTGAGAAATTAGAGCCACTAGTTCCGTCATACAGAAATGACGTACACGATCTAGGCAATACCATGAAAGGTCAAGAGGAGATCCATGAATATTTTGCTACTTCCATTGAACCTGAAACTGGTCGCTTATTGTCTGAGGACTATCATTTTTGCTACATCTGGCGTAAAGCAGGTGGTCAAGTGTANGCAGCACCTTGGGCGCAACTCTCTCANATAGGTAGCTANGCCTTTGAAGGTCAGCTAATTCCAGCACCATGAACAATGAACCAGTAGCGTGGATGGAAACCTATAAAGGTGAACCAAATAATTTAGATTGGGATAAAAACAATTTGTACTGTGGAGGCGAATTTCACAATGTTG